ATTGATAAATCTATCCTTCGTGGTTCCGGTGCTGTTGCTGGCTTTAATGCCAATCCTGCTGCTGCAATTACTCGTGGTGGATCTAATCCTTCTGTAATTACTGGTGTTGTTACTCAAGCCGCTTCTGCAGGTCTTGCTGCTGCTGCTAATGGTCTTAACGCTGATATTACTCCTGCTAATATTGCTGCTGCTCGCTCAGTATTAGGTAAGTATGGTCTACAATTAGGTAACGATCTTGTATTTGTTACTTCGATTGAAGGTTATAACGCTCTGGTATCTAATAGTGATTTCAGAACTGTTGATAACTTTGGTGCTAATGCTACATATCTCACAGGTTCGGTTGGTGCTGTATACGGTATTCCAGTTGCTATCTCTGAGTTTATGGATACTAAAGGTGCCGTAGGTAGTCATCAGGGTTGTCTCATCTATAAGCCAGGCTTTATGATTGCAGAACGTCGCGGTATTGAGATTGAATCTGAGTATGAACCACGTCAGCAGGTAACTGCTATGTATATGTCAACTCGTTTTGACTTCAAAGCGCTTACTACTAACGCTTCTGCTGCTCTGGATACTACTAAGTATTCTTACGCATGTAACGTCAATAACTAAGTTTAACTTAACATTGTTATACGAAAATTGGGGGAGGCGGTCAGCCTCCCCTTCTATGTTTAAAGAGGTAAGAAAATGGATATATCTATAATTCCAGATTATATTAACACAAAAGAAGAAGTTGTAACATGGCTTCACAGACATGGTTGGGGTAACTATGAAGCCCAACAACTAGCTGCTAAATGGGATGAAGGAATACCTCTCCCAGCTTCTATATTAGGGATGCCTAAACCTTTAGAAGAAACAAAGAAAACGAAAGTATCAGCTGCTCCTGCTAAGAAAGTTGTTGTAGCACCTGTTAAAAAAATATAACTAGTTTAATACTAGAAAGGACACATTATGGTAGACAGACTACAACAAAATCTAGGTAAGTATCCGTTTGTCACTTTAGCTGACGTTAAAAATTACTTATCTATATCTAGCGATACACAAGATACTCGTATAACAAATGCTATTACTTATGCTACTGGTATGGTAGAGCACTATATAGGTCAAGAAATATTAGCTAATGATTATGTAGAAATCTTTGATGGAGGTAAAACTTCTGTTATGACTTCTAGACTACCCTTAAGTAATGTGTATTTAGTTTCTGAATATGACGGTAATGATGATATAGTACTTAAAGATCCTACATCTATAGGTAGACCGCTATCTACAGAAGGAGAATCATTATCTGTATCGTTTAATGGTCAAGCTCATATTAATACTAGAGTAAAACGTTTTGGTAAGTCTTCTGTGCAGTTTGTTGCAGCAACAGATAATTTAGAGGCTACAACAGTTCCTGATAGTTTTCAATTCGAGGATGGTGATTTTACTATAGAAGCATATATTAGACAAGATACTACTAGTATAGGTGCTAATAATATATTTACTATATATGATGATTCCACTAATTATTTAGAGTTTAAATTTGCCTCAGCTAATGCACTATCTATTACTTCGAGAAGAGGTGGATCGAGTATTACAGCATTAGGAGAGCCTGAAGCAGGTAGAACTACTTCTAATTATGCTCCTAGAGAATTTATGCATGTAGCAGCTTCTTTTGATAATCAAGCACAGAAAATGAGACTATTTAGAAATGGTAATTTAATACAAAATGTTAGTTTTGCTGCTAGTAATAATAGTTTTACTAGTAATGTATTAATAGGAGAAAATCTTGTAGGTTATATGGATGAACTAAGAATATCTGATAGTGCAAGGTATAAAGCTGCTTTTACCCCTTCTAATCAAAGACTTGCTCCTGATAATGATACTATAAGTTTATTTCATTTTGATGGTGCTAATAAAACTACCCAAGCAACAGATGATCATAATGCTTCTAGTCAGTATACATTTAATAAAGATATGGGAGAGATTACAAAAGATACTGGTAATTTATCTACTAGAGGAACTTATCCGGTAGTGCGTAGTTCTTATCCTGCTATGACATTAAGTGGTCCTCCTTCTTTTGCTCCTTTTCCTTCTGGAGTTAGAGTTGAGTATCGTGGCGGCTATGAAACTGCTGATGTACCATCAGATATTAAAATGGCAGTGCTAGATACTGTTAAGTTAATTTATAAACAAGATCAAGAGAAGAAAGGATTCTCTCTTGAAGGTGAGCGTGGTGAAAAATACCCACTAGCTGCAAGTTTTCCTCCACATATCAAACGTATATTAGATCTATATAGGATTATTGAGTAATGGCTCCTAGATCTCCTCTACCAAGAGGACAACGAAATGTGGTTGTAGCTTTTCAGACTAGAACTAGTGATCCTAAAATACTTGCAAATTTTAGACAGCTTGTGCTAATGAAAGATAAACAAGGTGTTGAAAAAAAGAATCTTATTGAAGTTTTAGAGCAACAATTTGCTGCTAAACAAGGTGGTATAGCTAGAGGAGGTAGTAAACGTCTTATTCCTGACTTCGACTTAAGTAACAGTTTTATGGCAGAACTAATAGCTAGTGCAAATGTTGATCAGGGTAATGGTTCTATAGATCAAGCAGAAGGTAAGGTAAAACAAACAGCTCGTGATATGGATTCACCTATTGATTCTAAAAGTTTTAAAAATGACACCACCATAGGTGGAATAACCCCTAGTAGTGAATTACTTGGTCAATTTGATAAGTCTAAAATGCTTAAAGGCGGAAATTTTAATGCTGCATATGTTAAGAAGTTGAATGTTAACAGCGGTAAACTATTATTTAGCAAGCTAAAAAAGACATCGGATTTTAATGAGTTTTATGAAAAAGGTAAAACTTTACAAATATTTCAATTGATAAACGGTAAAAGCAGCTCTGAGGCAAGGGCTTTAAATATAATAACTCCTAAAAGTAAATTTACTAATCCTCCGTTTTTTGTAAGGTTAGAAGGTACATCTACTGGTAAAGATATTGAGGTTCGTTTAGCTTTAAAAGCTAGTTATATACGTGATGCACTAAAAGAGACAGGTGATTTTATATACAATTTAGATGATCTAGAAAATGAAAGTTTTTCTAAATCATTTGCTAGTCTTAGAAAAGGTAAAGCAAAAACAGGAGCAGGTAAAGGTGTTAAAAGTCATACACTCTTAGTTCCTACAAACGAGTTAGCTGTAGGTAGCAAAAATTTAAAAAAAGAACGAGAAGATAAAAGAAATGCTAATACTTTTATCTCTGCTATACAACTAACAGCCTTAGTTAGGGCGCGATTACAACAAACTATGGCTACTACTGGAGAAGCTGACCCTCCTTTATTAAAAAATAGAACAGGAACTTATATTGATAGTATCAATGTATTTCCAAACTATAAAACAAGCAGAATAAGATACACACTTGCTCCTCACTATAGAAGTTTAGAGCAATATGGTTATATTCCTGATGGTCAAGCTATTATAGGCATTAGACAAGTAGTTCAGCAACTATTTACACAAAAATTTAATATAGTAAGGTCTAACTAATGGCATCTAGAAGAAAAGAAATGGTAGCACTTTTAGTTGATAAACTAAAAGAGATTGATGGTCAAGCTGTGGCTGGTACTAACTATACTTATAATACTAATATATTTAATAACGCTAAAAGAGGTCTTAGATTTCTTGATGAGGTAAATGATTTTCCATCACTTTATCTATCCGCTGGAACCGAAAATAGAGATTTTAATTCAAAAAATTTGACGGTAGCCACATTAGACGTTACTATAAGAGCATACATATATGGACAAGATAATTCCCAAAGCCTCGCAGATGATATAGTTCAAGACATTGAATTTGTTATTTATCACCAACTAGGGGAAAATCCAGATAAAGGTATACTTGATATAACAATAGACAGTATAACCACAGATGAAGGATTAGCTGCTCCTTACGGAATAGCAGAGGTTAATCTAAACACAGCCTATAGGCTAGAAAATTAAGGAGAAATAACATGGCATCTCTCAATTTACAGAGAAATTCTGAAGTGTTCTTTTCAACAGTTGACATACTTGGTACCACTAGTGGTTCTGCCTCAGTTGCTGTTGCGATGACTCCAGCTAACACCTGGAAACTTGAGGTATTGGCTGGTTTTGCTGCTACTTCTACATCAGCTACTCAAGACATCACTTCCCTCGAATCAGGTCTTAGCCCTGATCGTTCACAACAAAGATTTAATACCGCAATCAACCCTGTTGATTGGAATATTCAGGTATACATGCGTCCAACAGGCGTAGAAACTACTGGTGCTGCTAATGGCACTGTCGCAAAAACTAATGAATCAGGTAATACAAAGCCTCTTGCAGATTGGTATATGTGGCAAGCTCTTACTTCAAGTACTCTTGCTGCTACAAAATCGCAAGTAGCTGCTACTCGTGTAGCAGAGCAATCTATTTGGCAAACTGGTGGTACTCTTAAAACTAATACTATTGCTGCTGGAACTCGTATTCACGCTTCAACCTCTAATTGGGCTGTTGCTCCAGAATACTTTATGTACTTTAAACTTGATAATGTTATTTATCAGGTAGACAAAGCTACTGTTAATTCAGCATCTGTTGATGCAGGCATCGAAGACATCGCTACTGTTACTTGGAGCGGATTCGGTACTGTTATGAAAGAACTTACCGGCGCTCCTAGAGATATTGCTGTTGCAACCTTTGGTGGTATTAAAAATGCTGGTGGTACAGCTGTTGTGGGTAACTCTAATGCTCATGCACTTAGTGCTGCATCTTCGTATCACCCATTTAATACTATGAATGTTGCCGGTACAGTAACTACTAACTCATTTATTAAGAATCGTTTGAGTGCTATTGAGTTCCATCATAAAGCAACTGCATCAGCAGCTGATGAAAAGTTTACTTTCCCAGTAACTTCTATGAACTTCGAGTATAATAACAATATTACATATCTCACTCCAGAGCAGATCTCTGCACTTAATGAGCCAATTGGTCAGTTCTCAGGAACTAGAGCTGTAAGCGGTTCTACTACTATGTATCTACGTAGTGGAGATTTAGAATCTGCTGGCTTCTTACGTAATATTAGTGAAGATGCTCGTACTAACTCTGCCCAAACATCTAACGCTAATGTTATTATTGGCGGAACTACTGCTCCATACGTTGCTTTCCAAATGAATGCATGTCAGTTTAGTTTCCCAGCAATCCAAACTGAAGATGTTATCTCTATGAGTGTCGATTTCTTAGCACAAGAACTTGATGCTAATAAAGGCGATGGCGGAGAAGTTGAAATTGTAGCTATCAAAGGCTAACTAAAAAATTAATGTGTTTCTGAGGGGGAACACCACATTATTAACCAGAAGAACACCCATTACTTGCGAGTCTAGGTTCCCCCTCACCAAAGACAAGCAGATATGTAGTGGGTGTTCGTTTATTATCCTAGAGGGGAAAAAATTATGAGTAAAATTAAAGGTTTAATCGCCAAAGAAACTGCAACTTGGGTTGAGTTTCCAGATATTGAAGGTTTTGAAATTCATCTTCGTTATCTTACACGCGAAGATCTTATGAAAGTACGTAACAAAGCGCTTACCTATAAGTTTAACAAACGTACTCGTCAACGTGAAGAAGAAGTTGACAATGAAAAATTTCTTGAAGCATACGCAGAAAAAGCTGTTGCAGGCTGGAAAGGACTCAAGGTAAAACATTTACCGGTTCTTTTACCTGTTGACATTTCAGCAATGGACGCCAGTGAAGAAGTAGAGTATTCTATGGAAGATGCAATTGAACTTTTGAAAAATTCAACAATTTTCGATCAATTTGTAACAGATACTATGAATGACTTTGAGCAGTTTTCCGTTAAAAAAGGCGAAACTGACACAAAAAACTAACTGACTACCTCCAAAGTTCTTTTGGGGGTGGAGGTATGACAGCAGATCAATATCTATTGATGTGCGAACAGATGGGTTGGGAACCAAAAGAGGAAGATTTACCTCAAGACGGCTCCAACCTATCTCTAGAGTGTCAACAAGCTCTAACTGTTCTTAATGCTCTTCCTGACATGTGGGAAGGTATGAATGGTACTTGGTTAGGAAAAGACTATAGCGGTCTCGGTACTATCATGGATATCTACGAAATTGATGACAGACGTGCAGTATTTAATCTATTAAAAGAAGCAGAATCTTTATTAGGAAAATACTATGCCCAACAAGCAAAGTCACGTAAGTAAAAGTATAAGGGGATAGCTGTTGGCAACTATTAAAAATACCATACAAACTAACTTTTCTAGTAAAGGCGCTAAAAAAGTAAAAGATGATACAGAAAGTGTAGGCCGTTCCCAGACTCGTATGGGTCAAGCTTCTGCTAGTGCTGGACGCTCTTTTGCCGCTCAATCTCAAGGATTGGGCGGTTTAGTTGGTGCTTATGCAGGTGCTGCTGCCACTGTATTTGCTTTAGAGGCTGCGTTTACTGCTCTAGCTAAGGCTGCCCAAGCTGATCAAATTATAAGAGGTACTAATACACTTGCTGCTGCTGTAGGTCAGCAAGGTCCAAAAATTCTGGAAAGTATTAAAGAAATAACTCAAGGACAATTAACACTAGAAGAGGCTGCAAATGCGGCCAACCTAGCCTTGTCTTCTAGTTTTAGCGCAGATAAAATTGAAAAATTAACTGAAGTAGCTATGGGAGCCTCAAGAGCTCTTGGTAGGAATCTTACTGATGCTATGCAAAGAATTGTTCGTGGCGCAGCTAAAATGGAACCAGAACTTCTTGATGAACTTGGTATATTTGTTCGAATAGATCCTGCTGTTGAAAAATACGCTAACTCATTAAATAAAGCTACCTCTGAAATAACAGATTTTGAAAGAAGACAAGCTTTTCTTAATGCTATTATCGAAGAGGGTACTAGAAAATTTGGTGATATTGATGTACAAAGTAATACGGCTCAAAAATCTTTAGAACAACTATCTGTAAAAATTAATGAATTAGGCATACAGTTTGGTCAAGTTTTACTAAAATTTTTAATACCTATTGTAGATTTTTTCAATGATAAGTTTGGTAATACTTTAATAGTATTTGCCGGTATACTTGCATTAGTATTTGCTAAAGCAGGTCAAATACTAGGTGGATTCGCTAGAAAAGCTTTATTAGATCTCTCTGCTGTAAGTGCTGGTATGGCAAATACTGCTGTTGATACAGAAAAATTTGCTAAAGCACAATCTGCTTTATCAAACAGCTTTAATAAAGATCGTAAACAAGAACTAGGAGCAAAAGCGGGATTTAATCCTAGAATTGCAGGTAATAGTGCTGAAAAAACAGCAGAATTATCACAAGCTTTAAAAGCTCAAAAAGATGGTTCACTAAAAAGTGTTAGTGCTATTGACGCAAATAACAAAGTTTTACAAAAGTATTCTGATCAGTTAGACAAAGGTTCCAAAAGGCAAAATTTTCTTAACAAAAGAATCGCAGCAGGTACTGCTGCTATTAAAGCTTCGGGTAAAGCATCTGTTGCCTATATAGGAGTTTCAAATTTATTAGGAGCATCAGTTAGAGGACTAACTGCTGCATTTTCTTTGCTAGGTTCTGCTGTAAATATAGTATTTACAGGTTTGGCTGCTGCACAATTGATAGGTACCTTTTTTGATGTAGATGTGTTGTCAGAGATTAAAGACTTTCTTACCGGTATTAATGATGAGATGAGAGTTGTTAACGAAGGTTTTTCTGCTATGGTTATTGCTGCCGCTGGCGGATCAAAAGCTCTTAATGAATTATTAAAAAGAGCAGGCGCTGATGATTCAGATTTAGAGAATCTTGAAAAAAAGATTATAAAAATGAGAGACGGGCTGAGTTCAGCTGCTAGTGCAGGTGCAGGAGAATTTGCGACAGCACAAAGAAAAGCAGCTATGGATGCTGTAGGTGCTCCCCTTGAAATAGGGGATTTACTGAACTCAACAGATATGCAGGTAGGTCAAATTATAGATCCTGCAGCTATAGATGATTTAAAATTACTACCCAAGATGCTAGACAAAGTAAAAAATTCAGTTGCACTTATTAACGCACTGAATACTAGAGATGTAAGTGGCGAAGGTGGTATTGGCGGTATTGCTAAGGAAATGGCTGAATTAGAAAAAAACGATCCAGATAAATTTGCAACAATGTATCAAGGTTTATATGATGCTATAGAGCTAGTAAATAAAGCTAGATTAACTGGAGTAGGAGGCCAAAAGCAGGACTCAGCTCTACTTAATGATGCGGGTATTAGTTCAGGTAAGTTAGAATTAGAGATAAATCAAAATATGATAAATCTGCAAGAAGAAAAACTAAGACTTGCTTTAGCACAAGAAGTAGTAGACACAGCGCAGGTTTCTGCACTTAGACAAGCGTTAGTAATAAGACAATCATTACAAAAAGTATTAGAAAATGATCAAGCAGCTGGTTTAATAACTCCTTTAGCAGAAGATTCTGGTCAAGAAATAGGCTCTGTAATTAAATCATTAGAAAATGATTTAGTAACTTTAAATGACAAAATGATGATTTTTGGTAATGAACTGAAAAAAAGCACTACAGGAGAAACAGTATTTAGCAATCAAACTCAGGAAGTACAAGATATGCTGTCTGCTTACGTAACTGCAGAGGGTACTTTAAGAAGATTAAGTGCTGATTTTGCTGCAGGTGCTACTACTAGTGATCAAATGGATAGTGCATTAGGCGGTGTAGCTGATCAAATGAATACTATAGCAGAAGCAGGCGCAGGGATGCCAGCAATTTTTAATGCTTTTGGTGATGTTGTAAATGGTGTTGGTAGTGATTTATATAAACAACTGCAGGATCAGGCAAATGAATTAGAAAGACAAAATAAGTTATTAAAACAACAAGAGTTTATTTTAAAAAGTATAAAAGAAGCTTTTAGCAGTCAAATGAAAGCTGCTGATGTTGCTTTTAGTTCTGGTGCTATTGACGCAAATGGAAAAGCTGCCCTAACTAGTACTGAAAAATTAGTAAATCAACGCCAGATGCTAATTGATCAAGAAAAGGCTTTTAAAACCTTCGATAATAGAACTATAATAGCGGGTATGGCAGAAGAAGGCGAATCAATAACAGATGTTCGTGGGAGAGAAGAGGCTGCAGCAGATAGAAAAAAACAACGAGATGCTGCTATGGCAGGAAGAAAAGCTGCTCAAGGTGTAGCTTTACAGTTACTTGGTACTACCTTACTACAAGTAGAGGCTGAACAAAAGAAAACTGTACAGCTAGATAAGCAATTAAAAACAATATTTGCTCAAAGAGATATACAAAGAGCAGTTACTAAAGAATCGCTAAAACAAATTGAGGTTGCAAAAGCTGCAGAGGGTAGAACTGCTCAAATAGAGTATGATACTGTTATACTTGATCTTGCAAAAGAACAAAACAAAGCACAGAAAGATAGATTTAAAGATGCTCAGGCTTTAAATAAAGAAAATAATAAAGGAAACATCTTAGCTCAAGAGGCTATTAATTTAGAGAGAAAACTTGCCGCAGAAGCAGCTTTGGCGGCAAAAGAAAGAGCTAAAGATCTACAAGAAAGCGTATTAGATACTGATGTAGCACAAGGAGCAAATACACAATTTGCTCAGAGACAAGTATTAATTGATATGGAAAAGAATCTCGCTAAAGACAAATTCGAAGAAGAAAAACAAATTTTACGAGAAGAGGCTAAGATAGCAGAAGATAAACGAACTAATGCTAATAATGAAATCAAAGCTAGACAGTCACAGATTGATATAGAAATTGCAGCATTAAATAATCAGTTTGTACAAGAACTTGCTTTAATAAAACTTAAGCAAGACAATGATCGTCAAACTATAAGAGATGAATCTGCTGCTATTACTCGTAAAGCAGACTTAGATAAGCAACGAGTAAATCAGGAACTGATATCTATTCAAGCCAGTGAAGCTATAGCTAAAATTGATAAAGCTAATTTAGACAGGCAGACACAACTGGCTGCGGCAAACTTAGAATTTGTTGATACTTTTGCTACAGAAATAAGGCGTTTATCTAATGTAACTAAAGTTTTAAAAGGCGTTGATCCTTTGCAAGGACAAACTGGTGACTCTGCCGCTATTCTTAGAGGTTTAATAACTGATTTAGAAAACGCACAAACAGGTAACTTTAATAAAGGACTTGCAGTTCTTAAGCAACAAAAAACTAATCTTGGTAATCAGCTTACTGATATTGACACCATTGCAGCTGCGCAGATAGATTTAAATGATACTAAATTAGCTAACTTATCAGAAATACAGGCAGCACAAGATCTAGTTACTGCAGAGCAACAATCTGCTACTATGGCACAGCTTGAAAGGGAAAAGAGTCTATTAGAAGTACAACTTAATAATAATACAGCAATAGATGCGGCTGCGGGTAAAACATTACAAAGTAAAATAGACGCTTTAGATGATGAAATTCATGGTGTAGAAATGGTTGCTCTTATACAGAGTCAAACAGCCGAAAAAAATCTTCGTCAAGCTAAAGAAGAAAAAAGAATAAATGACGAACTCAATACTAGAAAATTAAAAGCATTAGAAGATGAAAAACTAGCATTAGGTGATCAAGCAAGAATTACTCAAATGACACAGGACATAGCTAGAGATAATTTAAAAGTCTTAGCTATGGAAAAAATATCTCGTGATGAATCATTAAAAGTTTCCGAGCATGCTTTAGAGATTGAAAAGCTAACACTTGATATTGTTAACGACTTAACAGATCAACTCATTAACGAAAAGAAAGTAAGACAAGAAATTCTTGCAATAGAGAATCAACTTTTAACTGCTCAAGCAGAAGGTGCTGCTATAGCAGCAAAAGCTGGTGCGGCTAGATCTGCTACTGAAGATCAAATTAAACTTCAAAACTTTATTGCAGATAATCGTATTGCTGGCGCAGCTGCCGCCGCTGTTGAAAGTAGTTTAAAATTTAAGAGTCTTGAACAAGAGAGACAAGTAATACAAGCAAAAGAAGAAGAAAGTAAAAGAACTGCTAAAGTAGCATCTGAGGCAGCTGCTGCTGCACTATCTATAGAACAAGAAATTTCTGATTTAGCAGTTAAAAGACTCACAGAAGAAAAAGATTTTGTAATGAGTGCTTTAGAATTAGAAGTAAAAAAACTTGATAATTCACGAATAGAACTTGCAGCAGCTACTGAAACAAATAAAAAACAAATTGCAGTATTAGAGTTACAAAAAACGGCAGCTGCAACTGCGGCTAGACTTGCAGCAGAAAACAGACAAAATGAATATAAATTACTTCAGGCTAAGAATGCATTCTTAATTAGTGAGATTGCAGCTTCTAAAGCTGATATTGCGGCAAGAAAAGATTTAGCTGTACAAAAAGATCCTGGTATGGATACTACAAATATAGATGCACTGCTTGCCAGTACTGAACTAACAACTGAGTTAAAAGCACAGAATACAGAACTTGCAGCACAGGAACTTCTAGTTATAGAAATTGGTAATGCACAGATAGCTGCTGCAAAACAACAATTTGACGACAGAATAGAACTTTTAGGTCTTGAAAATAGCTTAAATGATACAAGAATTGCAAATATTGATTCTGAGATTGTAAGACAAAGTGAATTAACTATATTACAATTATCAGCTATACAAGATAAAATAGATGCTGAAAAAGCAAATCTTGCACTTGCTGGACAACTTGCTGCTGCAAATAGTGCTGTCGAGACTCAACAAAATCAGAATAAACTAGCAGAGTTAGAAGCGCAAAAAGAGGCATTAATAGATCAAGCTAATATCTATAATACACAATTAATAAATTCTATAAAAGCAGAAAACTTTGCTATTGAAGATACTATTAAAGGCTTAACTGCACAAAAAGTAGAATTGCAGGCACAAGTTGATTTACAAAAAGAAAAACTTGATTTATCTGTTAAAGAAGCTGAATTAGCTTTACAGGATGGTGCAAGACAGCAAGTTATTAAGGCACAAGAGCATATACTTGAACTAGCAAAAATGCAAAATGCAGAGGCAGAAAAAGCTGCAGCTCATACACAACGCATGCTAGAGCAATCAAATGCGTTATTTGAATTAGTACAACAGATTGCTAATGTTAGAAGAGAAACTGCCTCAATTATGGAAGAGACTGCAAGAAACTCTGCTAATGTAGATAAGCAAATAGAACTTCAAAACTTTATTCAAGAAAACCAACTAAAAGGTACTGCCGCAGCTATAGCACAGTATGATCTTAAACGTGAAACTAATATGCAAGAACAAACGTTGTTAGATAGACAAATTGAAGAATCTCAAAGATTAGCTACACAAGAACAAGACAATATTAGAGCTGCTGATGGTTTAAGAATACGTAAACAGGAAGCTGATATAGCAGCTTTAGAAACTTCTAAAGCTATTGTAAGACAAGAAGCAGCTTTAGAAGTACAAAAATTATTAAATCAGTATGCAGCTTTAGAAGATGCAAAAGCTTTAAATGCTCAAAGAAAAAAGATATTAGAACTTGAAGCAAAAGTTGCTAAAGACGGAATCACAGCTGCCGCTGAGAAAACAAAATTAGACTTAGAAGTTCTTAAAGAAACTAATAATACTGTTATTGCTCAAATTGAGGGAGCTAAGCAGCGTGCAAGAATAGAAGCCGCTGTATTAAAAGCTGGTAATCCTATGGCTAATATTTCTCTAATAGATGCTCAAATAAAGGGTGCTACAGAAGTTGTTAAACAACTAACTACTCAAAATGGTTTGTTAGATGATCAGATAACTAAAGTTGATGAAATTGCTGCATTAGAAATTAAAAAGATAGAAGATAATCTAAAGACTCAGTTAAAACTAATAGACTTAGATAATAAACGTATTTCTCAAGAACAAGATGGTATAGCTACTAGTATAGAGCAAACTACAGAACTTAAAAATTTAAAAATTGCATCAATTGATGCAGAAATATCACGTATTAAAGACGCAGGTGAGTTAGAGGGACAAATTACTCTTAGTAACATTAGACTCTCACAAGCAGAAGCTGATTCTAAAATAGCTGCATTAGAACAACAAAAGCAAGCTCTTATAGATCAGGCAAGACTTAGTGGAGTAGAATTAGTAAATGCTGTAAGAAATGAAATAGTTGCACAAAAAGACAAGACTCGTGAACTAGATAAACAAATAGAACTTCTTAAAGCCCAAGCAAAAGTTAACGCTATGGTTAGAGCAAGTGAGCTTAAAGCTGTACAAACACAAAATTCTCAAAATACTGTAAAAAGAGATTTAACATTTCAAAAAGCTAGTTTAACTTTGGCAAGACAAAAAGCAGATATAAATGCTAAAGATAGAGCAACTGCTTTAGACATGTTTAAAATGAATCAAAAAATAGCGCAGCAACAAAGTGATCTATCTATGGCTGCAGCAAGTACTTCTGCTGCAGGGGCACAAGCAGGTATTCAAGCTAATGCAGCTAAAGAGACTGCTGCTCTACAAAATAAACTAGATAGATCTATTTTAAATCAAAGAGATACTGTAGCTTTACAAGTTAAGCTTGCAGAGGTTAACTTAAAAGCAGCCTTAGCTAGTGCAGGAGTCAAAGCTAATTTAGCTAAAAAAGAACGAGATGCTGCTATGGAAGCTCTTGATCGTAGAGAAGCATTGTTAACAGAAGAGTTAAAAGCTCAAGGTGCTGCACTGCAAGAAGAAAGAGATCTATTTATAGAGCAAATGAAGATAGTAGAACAAGAAGAAGCCTTAGTACGTGAGAAGATGAAACAGGATATACTTCAAATGTCTAGAGATAAACAGAATCTTACAGCTTTAGAACAATTAGCTCTTAAAAAGAATGATGCAGATACAAAACAACGTCAATTTGAATTAGAGCTACTTAAAAAACAATATGTACTACTTAAAGATCAAAGAACTAGTAAGATGGCACTTCTTGCTGAAGAAGCTAGAATAACTGGCGCAGAGATGCCTACCCAAACTGAGACTGATAGAAAACTAGATCAAGGCATTAGAGATATGATAAAACAACTTGATGTAAATATAGGAAAAGAAGGTCAAGTTGGTAGTTTAAAAGGTGATGACATAAAAGCTGATTTTGCAAGTCAGAGAGCAATTATGGGTGAAAGACAAAAAGATCTGCTTGCTGAATATAATAGTGTACTTGATCTACAAAGACTCAAACAAGATGGTCGTAATTTAGAATTAGCAGAGTTTGATAAATTGGCAGTTAAACAAGTTGAAACTTATCTAAAGAACTTAGAAAGCTTAGGTCTTGAGAGAGAGATGGTTGAACAAAACTTCGTAGCTAAGATGCAAGCAGCAGGCATGGAGGCACAAGCAGCTAAAGATTTATTTGCAATTACTAAAGAACGCTTAGAATATCAACTAACAGCTGAAGCAAAATTAAAAGATATGGTTGAAGCATTAATTACAAATATCAATGATGGACTCGGAAATGCCATTAACAAGGTCTTTGATAATATAGCAGAAGGTAAATCTATTAAAGATGGTTTGGGTGATATATTTGCAGATACTTTTGAAAATATACGTAAAACTGTACTGCAAAAAACTCTTATAGAACCCGCTAAAGATGCCTTTAGAGGATTAGTTGGTAATCTTATTCCAGGATTAGGATTAAATGAAGAAAAAGGCGCTGATAATGCTAAAGTTATAGACGGCGCTTTACTTACTACATCAGGTAGTGCAGGAGGACCAAGTCCTGCTGAAAAAATGAAAGAAGATGTAGAGAAAAAAGGTATGGGATTCTTTGACGGCTTTAAAGAAAAAGCTATGAATGTTTTTGGTAGTATGAAAGAAGGTATTGGTAACTTTGGTAGCACAGCTTTAGATACATTTAAAGGTTTAGGTGGATCACTTGGTAATATATTTAGTAGTGTAACATCTGGTCTTGGTAGCTTATTTGGTGGAGGCGGAGCCGCAGGTGGCGGAGGCTTTATGTCAAGCATAATGGGAATGTTTGGCGGAGGCGGCGGTGCTGCTGGTGGCGGTGGAGGCTTTATGTCAAGCATCATGGGTATGTTTGGTGGTGGAGCTCCTATGGCTACTGGTGGTTTAGTAGGTGTACGTCATATGGCACAAGGTGGACAAGTAAATGCACTTCGTGACCGTGTACCTGCCATGTTAGAGCCTGGTGAGTTTGTGATGCGTAAACCAGCAGTTAAATCTATAGGAGCAGGTAACTTAGGTCAAATGAATGCTACTGGTGCTGGTGGTATGGGTAATGTACAATTTAATATTGTTAATGAAGGATCACCTAAACAAGCAGAACAACAAGGACAGCCTAGACTCGATGCAGATAAAATTGTTGTTGATGTTGTAATGAGAGACTTAGCTTCTAATGGTCCTATTAGACAAGCTATGAGAAATGGATAAGATATGACTACTGCTACCTACCCTGATGATGCCATCGCACCTATAACTGCTTTTTCAGTTGTTGCAGATACTACTTTTACTAATACAGGCGCTCTTAGAGTAGCCTTCAATTTACCTAGTAGTGTAGAAAGTAAAGGTGAAGTAACTGTATTTCAAGAAGGAATCTTACAATCTACAGGTTCTTATTCTCTATCTAATGCAGGACAAACAATAACTTTTATAGTAGCCCCTAATGCTACTGAGCTGATAGTCAAAACAATATCTCTTCCTGCTAGGTATAGATTAAATAGAACTTTCCCCGCTGTAGCCGCAGAAGATTATAGTAGCACTCCTACAGTAACTAACGGTAATACTTATACTATTAATGGTGTTACTGAAGGTTTTGCTTTTCCATCTACTGTTAACGTAGCTACTACTAGTGATTTTATGGTATATGTAGGTGGTGTTTTTCAATCACCTAGTTCATACACATATCCTTCTGTTAGCTTAGCTTATCAAGGTATAGATATAGGCGATAATAATGCTGTTAACTTATTAACTAACTTTGCATCTAACTTAACTGATTCTAG